TATATAACTTGTTGCTTGTTCCTACTCCACATGTACTTATACTTGAATTTAATGTTACCCAAACAGAATCATTATTATTTAATGAGGCGTCTGTATAAGTAGGCAATCCTGTGCCTACGGTTGTTCCATTCTTATACCACTGATACGTTGGTGAACTACCTCCACTTGTGGCTGATGCGGTAAAGGTTACAGAAGTCCCTACACAAATATTTGTTGCAGATGCACTCGCTGTTACAGATGCAACAGGGCTAATGCTAATACTATTAGATAATGCTGATACACAACCATCATAACTTGTTACCCTTGCCGTATAATCCCCTGCAGCTACCGGCTGATAAGCCGTTGACGCATACAAAGGCTTATACTTTTGTATACGGTGATTATTCTGATCTGATATATATATATTACCAGCCGTATCGATTACGATAGGCCCAAGTGGATTGTATAAACCTCCAGAAGTATTTGGACTTCCCAGATTACCTATAAGCATTACACCATTGGTGGTAGAAGTACTATTAGGCGGGAATCTTAAAAGACGGTAGTTACTTTGATCCGTAACAAATAAATATCCAGCATTGTCAATATATACACCCGTTGGATTACTAAATTGATTGTATGCATAACCAGATAAGTTACCTCCTGCTACTGTTACAGCACTCGTACTTGACGTACTTCCTACTGGGAACTTTTGTATACGGTTGTTGCTCTGATCTGCAACATATAAACTCTTAGCAGCATCAAATGTAAAACTAAGTGGATTGTACAATTGATTTGCACCTACACCTAAACCATTACCACCTGCTATTGTTACAGCACTCGTTCCAGCTACACTTCCTGCCGGGAATTTTTGTATACGGTGATTCGATTGATCCGATACATAAATACTACCCTCACTATCAACATATACAAAAGTAGGATTACTTAATAAGGCTGCCGTTGAACCTGATGTACTTGTAGCAGACCCCGCTACCGTTACGCCAATACTTGGCGGATTAATAAAGTTTGACGTGTTACCACTTAATGCAAAATTCGTAAGCGTTCCATTTAACACCGTTCCAACTGTTTGGTTGTCACTCAACGTAGCAATATTACTTCCGTTTGGTGTGCCTTGGTTAAAATTATAGTACGTTAATAAACCTGTTTCGTTACCTACCAGTTCTACTGACCTATTCGCTTGGATTTGCGCCTGCGTTCTGGCTGTGTTCCATACACGGAACTCATCCATTGATCCATTCCAGTATCCATTCTGTCCATTCCCTATCCATAGCTTTGTGGCTGCTGTTTTATCTGCAGCTACTACGCCACCAGTATAAGTACTTTGTACAACGCCGTTTACATACAATGTATACACTGTTCCGTTATAGGTTAATGCAATGTGTGACCATGCTCCATTTGTTACAGGTATTGTTCCAAATAAATTATTAGCACCATTTACATACACTGTTAATGCTGTACCACTTTGTTGAATATTTACAAATGGCGTTGATGCGTTTAACGCACTAGCCCACTGAAGTATACCAAGCGTTTGAGATCCCGCTGGTTGAACCATCGCTTCAATTGTAAACGATGTTACACTAGACGCTGCTAAATTATTCGTAAAGTAATCATCACCTCCTCCAATATTTAATACCCTTGCTGTTACGCCCGTGCTTACAGATGGTGCAAATTTTTGAATACGGTGATTGCTCTGATCTGCTACAAATATGTTACCCGTTTTATCTACAAATACAGATGCCGGGTTATTGAGCCTTGTAAAATCTGAACCTGCAGAATTACTAATACCCGCTACCGTTACACCTGATGACAAATTTGTACTTCCTGGTGCAAATTTTTGTATACGGTGATTGGTTCTATCAACTACAAATAAAGATCCCGAACCATCAATAAAACTAGCCCATGGATTATTCAACTGATTTGCAGCAAATGCTGCACCATTTCCTCCAGCTGCAGTACCCACAAACGCATACCCATATGGTGTATTGCTACTTACCAGTGTACTACCCTGGTACCAATTGATCTGACCTGCCGTTATTGGCAAATCAATCACACGCAATGAGTCTAATCCTAAACAAGTACTGCCCACTAGTGTAGGTGCAGTAGGTGCAGGATTTATTGACATGTATATTTTACTACTAGTGGTAGTTACAGCACCTCCGAGTGTACCCGTACCTGTTACTGCAACCCATACACTATCTCTATTATTAAAACTTGTACTTGAATAACTATTAGCATTTGTGCCAACAGTTACTCCATTTTTATACCACTGATATGTTGGTGTATTACCTACATTACTGGCAACTGCAGAAATGGTAATATTTGTTCCCGCACACACAGATTGATTATCCGACATTACTGATACAGAACCAACCTCTATAACATTTGATGAAGCTGATACACAACCCGCATAATTAACAAAGGACGCAGAAAAGCTACTTCCACTATTTGGCTTGTAAATGCTATCAATATTTTGCTTCCATTTTGAAATACGATGATTACCATATTCAGAAATAATGAGATTGCCAATGCTATCTACGAAAATACTTTGCGGACTATTCAATTGCGCAGTTGCGGCACCTGCACCATTGCCACCAGCAACTGTAACCCCTTTTGTCAATGAAGTACTATTAGCTGGGAACCTTTGCACCCTTGCATTACTTTGATCTGCAACATAAATGTTACCTATTCCATCTACGTAAACGGCGGATGGATTGTTTACCTGGTTGGCATTTGAACCACCGCCATTTCCTCCTGCAACAGTAATAGCAGCTATATTAGCACCACTACCAGCTGGAATTTTTTGTATGCGGTGATTACCTTGATCTGCTACAAAAACATTTCCATCATTGTCAACATGCAATCCGAGCGGTGAACTAAATTGAGAAGAAGTACTTCCAGCATTTCCATTTCCAACTAAAGTTATCGCAGAAGTACCTGACACAGTATTTGAAGGGAATTTTTGTAATCTGTGGTTTTGTTCATCTGTAACATATAAGTTACCTGCATTGTCTAATCTTACACTTCTAGGATAAGTAAATAGTGCAGCCGAATTTCCTGCGTTACCTGTTACACCTGCAATTGTTACGCCACTATTTGGCGGATAAATATAGTTAGAAGTGCTTCCAGTTAATGTGAAGTTTGTTAAAGTACCATTAACTGCTGTAACATTTGTTTGATTGTCTGATAACGTTGTTTGTGTTGTATTTGTTCCGTTAGACGTCCCCTGATTAAAATTATAATAAGCAACAAGCCCTGTTTCAGTACCTACTAATTCGTTATTGATGGTTGCATTTATTTGTGTTTGTGTCCTTGCTGTGTTCCAAACACGTAGCTCTTCCATAGAACCATTCCAATAACCATTTGACGCATTACCTAACCATAGTTTAGTGGCCGCTGTTTTATCTGCAGCAACAACACCACCTTTATACGTATACTGAGGTATGCCATTTACAAATAAACTATACTTTGTACCATCATAAGACAACGCTACATGCGACCACATACCCAATGGAAGTGATCCATTTAAGTTGTTAGAACCATTTACATATACTGTTAGTGCAGTTCCATTTTGTTGGATATTTACAAATGGCGTTGATGCGTTTAACGCACTCGCCCACTGCAAAATACCCTTGGTTTGACTTGAACTACTTGGCTGAAGCCATGCTTCGATAGTGAACGAACTTACACTTGAAGCTGCAAGTGAAGAAACTACATAATCATTACCTCCATCAAATTGAAGCGCCTTAAACTTAACACCTGCTGTTATTGGTGGCGCAAATTTTTGTATGCGGTGATTGTACCTATCGGCAACATAAATATTACCTGCATTATCAACTGTAACATCACTTGGATAATATAATCTTGATGGGTCACTACCATTTGAGCCTGATATTCCCGCAACGGTAATGCCTGGTGTTGTAGCCGTGCTATTTGGCGGGAACTTTTGTATACGGTGACCATATAAATCTGCAACATAGGTGTTGCCGTCTTTGTCAATGAATGCTCCTTGAGGATAATATAGCTGCGTAGATGTAGTACCAGCAGAACCTGTTGTTCCAGCTATTGTTCCAGCTGCAAATGAACTACTTGCGAGCGTTGTGTTTGCTAATACACCACCTGCATACCAGTTAATCTGACCAATGGTACTTCCAGGAGTTGATACTCTTAATGTATCAATACCTACGGTAAATCCATTAGATCCTGAACTCATCAATACCGGCGCAGAAGGTACCGCACTCACAGTAATATATAACTTGTTGCTTGTTCCTACTCCACATGTACTTATACTTGAATTTAATGTTACCCAAACAGAAT